TGCTTTAAAAACTCGGGTGCCTCCCTAAAAATATAGATATTGTTACAATATTGCAAATGGAATAATGATAACATAATAAGGTCGGAGTCCAGTCCATACAATGCAACATTCTCTGCCGGATTTGGATTTTTCCGTAAATATTCAAACAACTTGTGTTCTCCTTCTCCTGGTTCATGTGCCCCGGATACAATAATATTTGAAACCTTGTATTTATTTTCCATGTTTTCAAATGCATATTGCACGCGCTTAGACAGATTCATCATAAAATGAGTACCAGGTGTAATCGCTGATGTATCCCATTCGCTTGTGATAGACTGCGACATTAACGTCTTAATATACGCAGTTCTATATCTGCGGGTTCGTTGTTGTTCCATCTTCGCAAATGGAGCAACTCCGTCAAACGCAATAAAAACAGTGGTTGTTGGTTTGATGATATTTATATAGGTTTCAATGGAAAGAATGACTTTATTAATAATTTGTGTTTCATACGCATCTTTTTGTGTGCTATCATATGGCAGTGAATGTACCGCGTCATAAATAATGGAATTGCAATCCATAAAGAGCATACCGAAGGACCGACTAGTAAAATCCTTGCATGCGCGAATAATATTAGAATAGTTTCTAATAATATGCGAAAAATAACTAGGGATTCCCATCTTTGATACTATATATCATATGTAAAAGTTTATATTCTTTCCATTTGTAAGTTACAGTTGTGAGTTGCAAAAATAATATCTAGAAAATGCCATATAATTGACATAATCTAGTATAGATATATATAATGAGTGCATTAAAAAAAGTCAATAGTTTCAATATATTAAAAATGGATATAAGTGATGTATCGGCAACGCCAGGTATCATCCAATTTATCACATCCAAAATCACATATATTCGAGAAATAATACAAAATACAATATTGTCTATCAAATTACACAGAGTTTTAGAAATATTTAGTGACAACGATACAAAATTATCCATAACAGTATTAACCGAATTATTCGAACAAAACGAGAACATCTTGGTTGAGATGAACCGGGCTCCGCTGACATTAACAACGGATGCAATAATTGATTCTTTGCAGCGTATAATTGACAAATTGGCAATGATTATTTGCGGCTTTGGTACATCCCATATACCAGACCTGCTGTTTATTATTTTTGGAACCAAATTTAAAAACACGGTTCCAACCCACCCTCTAATACACGCAAAATATCGACTACTTATGAAACATGTTCGACCTACCGGATATAAAATAATTCACTGGAAGCAGGGATATTTATATACACCTCCGACAAATACAGTATGTTGCAATAAAAAAACGGACTCCCCTCAAGATTTATCTACAGTGGGTTCGTTTGAATGTTTTGATATTGACCATGATCCCAAAAATATTTTCCAACGAACTAATGGCATACGTGTAATTATACAAAACGAGCGAGAACGAAAAACGTTAGTTATAACTGGTGTTCTCGACGATATACATGTAGAATGCATTCGCAATGAGTACGTCCAGCATAGGATATCTGCATTGAATGCATGTGCATCAAATTACACAGATGATGACAAGATTATTCTACTTAAAATAATAGAGAATCTAACGTTAAAAGAACTACTAGTACATGGCGACATGGATATCATTAAGAAAGTGAATGATGTAAATGTGGATATCAAACGATTAAAGCAAACAAACATGGAAGCATTGACAAAGCATTTTCTGGAGTTAGACATATACACACAGCGATGTATGTTGTTGAACTTATTATTATATGTGCAAAACAAAGAAGTCGAATATACGTGTTATTTATTGTATGACCTATTAAATAGTGCATCCGGATATAGTGTAAACCACCAAGAAGCAATTCATAATAGCTTTCCATGGAAAATTCGCAACCAAATGAAAGACATTGTCAAATACAACATAAACCATGTGCAAGAAATTATTCACAAATATGATGGTAATAAAATCTCGCTTGAGCAACAAATTTGTTTATTGAAAGCGCCTGATTCCGTAAAAGAAAAGGCAATGGCAAAGTTGAAAGACTTAAAAGGTCGACCGGACGAGTTTGGTGTAAAGATACGACAATTTCTAGAAGGGCTCGTACGCATTCCATTCGGCATATGCAAAGAAGAGCCCATATTATCTGCAATAAAACATATTAACGCCGATTTCAAATCTCTACATCAAACGGTTTCACGGAACAACCCATTACATTCGATATACACAAAGCAAACGTATACGCTACTCGAAATATCAAATGCAATCAAAAATATGAAAAAGTCTACATATAACCACTTATTAGATGTAATTAATAGTAAAATCCAAAAATGGCCAGTCGCGGTTCTCAATACCATTATAAAAATGTTGGAAATAAAACATGAAGTTCCTTCCACCATATTAAAACTAGGTAAGAGTCATAAAGTAGAATATATAACGAAGTCGATGCAAAATTTGGAGAACCATGAACATGACGTGATTTGTAAAATAATCAATGAAATCCCCGAATTACATGAAAAATCGTCTCAAATAACACATACACAACAGATGTCCAAATTAGAGAACAGTATTATACAGTTTCATCTAGGCAGTGCAATGGTTGAGAAGGCATTGGACGATTCAATATACAGTCATACACATGCAAAAAAACAGATTATGAAAATCATAGGACAGTGGATGAACGGAGAACAAACGGGTTATTGTTTTGGGTTTGAAGGTTCTCCCGGGATCGGAAAAACGAGCCTCGCTAAGAAAGGATTAACAAAATGTTTGGTCGATGTCAATGGGGAGCCAAGACCGTTCGCATTCATAGCAATTGGTGGTTCGAGTAGTGGTTCGGCGCTGGAAGGGCACGGATACACATATGTCAACTCTACATGGGGGCGCATTGTCGATATATTAATGGAAACGAAATGCATGAATCCAATTATATACATAGACGAACTCGATAAAGTTAGCAACACAGAAGCAGGAAAGGAAATAATTGGAATCCTTACACATTTAATTGACCCAACACAAAATGAGTCATTCCAAGACAAATATTTCGCGGGAATAGATATTGATATATCAAAAGCATTGTTTATATTCTCATATAACGACGCTGCGCTCATCGACCGAATATTATTAGACCGCATTCATCGCATCAAGTTCGAGAACCTGACATTAGATGATAGAATGGTGATTGTTCGTAAGTATATTTTACCTGATATAAATAAAAAAATGGGCTTCGATGAAACTGTCGAGATGAGTGATGCAGTAGTCGAACATATTATTAATTGTTATACATGCGAGCCGGGTGTACGCAAATTGAAGGAAATCATCTTCGATTTATACGGAGAAATTAACTTGGAATTAATAAAATCCGCTGACAAAACTGAAATCACGATACCAATTGTCGTGACTATTGAGAACCTTGAAAATAAATATTTAACAAAATATCAAAAAATAAGCGAAAAGAAAATATATAAGGAGCCGCGGGTCGGCATAATAAACGGGCTATGGGCAAATGCACTCGGTATGGGCGGGATTATTCCCATTCAAACCTCTTTTTATCCGTCGTCCGTCTTTTTGGATTTGCAGTTGACTGGGCTACAAGGCGATGTAATGAAGGAAAGCATGAATGTAGCAAAAACGTTGGCATGGAGCTTAACCTGCGATTCTATAAAAAAAGACTTGTTGCAATATTTTGAATCTACCAAATGCCAAGGACTGCATATACACTGTCCCGACGGAAGCATTTCAAAAGACGGCCCGTCTGCCGGTGCCGCGATTACAACTGCCATATATAGTTTACTCAACAAGAAGCATATAAGGAATGATGTAGCGATTACGGGGGAAATCAACTTGAGTGGTGAGATAACCGCAATCGGCGGGTTAGACGTGAAAATAAGCAATGGTATACGTGCAGGAGTGAAGACATTTTTGTATCCACAAGAGAACCACAGAGATTTCAGTAAATGGCAACAAAAATGCGCAACGCCGCACCCGGAAATCAAATTTGTTGCCATATCGACGATTACCCAAGTATTCGCACATGTTTTTGTAAATGATAATATCACATTATAATATAAATTTAGAACAAAATGAAATTAGGCGTTTATAACATACAATCCCTTTTATATTTGCTTGCGCCATTTATCATCGTATGTTACTTCCTATTATTCTCGATTATTAATGCCGATTTGAAAGGCGTGATTTATTTAATCGGTTTAGTATCGTGCACCATGCTAACAGTATTTATTGGCAACGGCATTGTTGGCAAAAATGACAGTCAATCTACACAGTCTGCATTATGTAGTCTTATAACAATTAACCATATTGCCGGTATATCAAATATACCGATTAGTCTAACTATTTACAGTTTCACTGCGGCATACTTATTATATACCGTATCTGCAACCGGTTACATCCTGCCTAACGTGGTGCCGTTTTTATTTTTTGGCGTATTAATTATTGGCGATATGATATGGTTATCATCAAACAACTGTTTTAGTGGCGGAAATATAATAACCGCCTTTGTAATTGCATCGCTACTCGGTGCTGGATGGGGATATGCAATTAACAAAACCAACAACAAGTCGCTACAATATTTTACTGGCGACGATTCAGTTTGCACTATGCCACAGAAACGGACGTTTAAGTGTAAAAAGAGAATCGGCAAATAACTCTAGCGATCCTTGTAAAATTATATAGTTATAATGTATTAGAACTATATAGACAACCAAAATGGATATTAATGCAGGTACATTTATGTATATGTTTATACGGTTATGTCCATTTATTTTAGTATGTTTTTTTACAATTTCTTCCGTATTTAACAACGATATCAAGGGTATCGTCTATTTGGTCGGCTTATTATTTACAGTCGGCATTGCAGTAGGTCTTGGTAATTTTATACCCAAGTTTGAATCAGGCAACGTACCTGACGCCATATGTAATATAACGTCCTTTGGCCACGGTGAGTTGTCCAACTTGCCGATAGGCGAAGTTATCATTGGATTTACATTTTTATATTTACTTGTAACAATGACGACAATTGGCCGCAAAAATGATATAAATTTAGTATCGTCTAATTGGCCAACCATTGTATTCTTCTTATTCTTGATAATCACTGAAATAAATGTTAATACAAATGCATTCCATGCAATCCGTGAAATGATTAGCCCATCTGCTGACCCAGCAAAAAAATCGGTGATACCATACTGTTATGAATGGCAAACCAGTTTAATGGTATACGGCATTGGTGGTATATGTGGCGCAATATGGGCCGGTATAATTATGTCAACAAAGACCCCCGAATTCCAGTATTTTAATCAGTACAAACATAACGAGAAATGTGAAAAGGCAAACAAAAAGACGTTTAAATGCAAAGTATTCAAGGACGGAGTAGAAATAAATAAATTGGTATAAATGCCCCACACAAACAAATAATAACAGTATTGTATTTTCACATAATACTGTTTACGCGGACGAATGATAATACGTACTTTCACACAATGTAAAATCAGGCTCGTCGAACTTCTGTAACAAGGTCGCATCTGCTATAGTAGCAGTCACCAAATATGGGTCCATATTACTTGCTGGACGCCGGTCTTCAATGTATCCGCGCATATCTGCTGCAGTTGTCCGTGGAATACGAATGGAACATTTTCGGTTTGCAACACCATATGAAAATTCGGTCAACTTGGATGTTTCATGTGTACCCGTCATGCGTTGGTCGTTATTTTTTCCATATACTTGAATCGCGGCATGATGTGTATTTCGCAATCCAACCAATACACGTTCAATGCTACCCGCGACACCATTACGCATAGATTCCGTGCTATAGTTCGTATGACATCCTGACCCATTCCAATCACCTCGAACCGGTTTGGGTTCAAACGACACGTGCACATTATAGATTTCACAAACCCTATGCAAAATATATCGGGATATCCATAACTGGTCACCGGCATCCAATGAACAACATGGACCCACTTGATATTCCCATTGACCTTTCATGACCTCTGCATTGATTCCTGACATTATTAATCCAGCCGCCAAACAAAGCATATAATGCTCATCTGCAACAACACGCCCAACTGCATTGTCGTATCCAACCCCACAATAATACGGGCCTTGGGGTGCAGGATATCCATTGACTGGCCACCCAATCGGCGTTTTTTTATCTTTTTCGAACAATGTATATTCTTGTTCAATGCCAAACCATGGATATTCTACACGAACAGCTAGCGAATTAAAAACACTACGCGCAAAACAACGATTGTTGTTTTTTGCAGGAACACCGGTAGTCAACTGTGTTTCACATAATATCAATTTATGGCCATCGCCGCGAAATGGGTCATTGTACATAGCGACTGGAACTAGCAATACTTCCGAATTAATTCCGGTCGCCTGGTTTGTGCTCGACCCATCAAAATTCCACACGGGAAAATCGGTCAATGCAATATTCTCGGCATTTACCCCATATATGGTTTTCGATTTAGACCGTAAATCATAATCATTCCCCCCAATCCAAATATACTCGGCAATAACAAACATTATGGTCTACCTACACATATGACTCTATATCACTTATCAAAAATATGTAGATTTGCGTGTAACCAATCTAATATAGACTTTGCTGACCGTCGTCGAAACATATCGTCCGACATTAATCTTACTACATGGTGTTCCATTTTATAGAAATGCATGAAATGGTTTATTATATTTATAAATATAGCCTTTTCATATTTAGGCTGTAATTCGCTATATGGAAATATAGGAAGATTTTTACGTTTATTTACGCTATTATGGAATTCGTATAACATCATTGCAAAATCTTGCTTCGTTCGTATAGTGTTAAAATTAATATTATTTATATATTGCTTTGCATGCGATGCACACGTTGGGCACGGTAAGTTGCTACAAATTTCACGTACAATGCCAAAAATGGCATCACGATTTTCATAAAATAATTCGGGTTTCACTTTTTCGGCGAGAGTATGAAAAAAGAACCAAAATGGTGGTCCCCACAAAATTTTATTTCGCGGGTCGACCGGTTCCGGCTGCGATACAACCTTAGCTGGTGGCTGCACATGTCTAATATTATTCCGGTATGGCATGCTAACCATATTGATATTCGGTTTATTTTCGGTATTTATAGTTGGTTGATGTGTACTTCTAGGAATACTACGAACATTCGTAAAATGCATATTAAACTGTTATATTACATAAATATAAAAAATAAATCTCATTACACGGTATATATGTCAACTAAAGAAGCGCTTATTAAAACTATAAAAGACTGGGTAAAACTAGATAATGAAATACGTTCATTAAAAAAAGAACAGAGTGCCCGTGTTAACGAGAAAAGGGAATTATCTAGTGCACTCCTTGAAATAATGAAATCTAACGAAATCGATTGTGTAGATATTAAGGACGGACAACTTTGTTATACACAACAAAGCGTAAAGAAGCCCATTACGAAAAAAAACTTACTTACAATATTATCTAAATATTACAAAGGCGACATAGAGACCGCCAATACAATTACCGAATTTATATCAAACAATCGCGAAGAAGTTGTAAAAGAGACCATTACACGTAAAATTAACAAATAAATGTACCCTACTAAATACAATGCTAACCCAATCCTAATAGTGGAATACTAACATTTTCTCCGTTCTTCACATATTTTGCAATAATTTTTGGGTTTTCAACGCCATTCATGACATCCTCGGTATTATAGACATTGTAGAAATTGTCAATGTAATAAACAATTCCCATTACTTCTTTCGCAAAAACATCTACTAATTTATTTGAATCGGTCGCTGTGTCCTTTGCTGTGCTAACCATGCCATGTGGAGTTCCCTTCGAATGTGTTCCGCAAAAATCACTGCCGTCCTTTCGTCTGCGAGTACATTGCTCATCGTTTGCGCGCATCGCGTTGCATCGGTTCGTCACTGGAATCGCATTCTTAATTCGCTTTCTTTTTATAAAATCATCCTTTGTCAAGCATATGCGGTCGTAGTCATACACATACTGCAATAGCTCAGTCACCTGCTCCTTTTTATCAAAATGAATATTTTTAATCCGCTCACATATATTGGTCTTAAACTCACCAATATATGTTTCTACCTTGGTATTAATACGCTTTTCCATGTTGTTTATTTACAACACAATAAACACGAAGTATATAATCAATTTTTTGCGCATACCTGTAAATTTGCTCAAACCATATGTTGTGTATTCGCAATATTCACACCATCTGGTGTCGATGCATCACTTGAATGTACCATCTTATCAGGGTCAACGTCATTGAATTGTACGCGTTCATTCAAATAAGCGGAATAAAAAATGTTTTGGTCAGTATTTGTGATACTATATGTTTCGTGTATTTTCAATAACATAAACAATATATTTGTAATCAATGATGATGTTGTTTTACCGTCCAAAAAATTTTCGTAAATCGCAATCGAACTTAAAATTGCATTTGCGATAAACCCGACTAATGCAAATTGTCCAGTTCGTAAATACAGTTTATCACATGCCAATATTCTTATTTTTTTATCTTCGGGTAATTTATCTAATGCCTCCCCTACCGCATCATTATCGCAGGGCTCTTCGGTATTCACGTGTAAATAGGTTATCATCTGTGTTTCGCGTTTTA